GTTATAGAGAGTTTATAAATGGCTAGGGGTTTATCAAGTGCAGTAAAAACAGAACTAGCTACAGGAAACATAGACCCAGTTCTATTAATAGAATTTGGATTTGGTACACCAATTTATTTAACAAATGCAAGTTTTGATATTACATCAAGCGTTTCTGGTAGTTCAAGAACCTATTCATCAAATGGACATCTAAGAGCTATAAGCGGTGTAAATGAAACAAATTCACCTTCTAAAAATAGTTTAACAATTAGTTTATCAGCAGTAGACCAAACATATGTTTCAGTTGTATTGAATGAAAATATTATAAATGATGATGTGCATATTTACAGAGGATTTTTAGATACAAATAGAGCATTGATAGCAGACCCATTTTTGTTGTTTTATGGAACGATAGACGAATACAAAATTAGCGATAATACAAGCACAGCTACCTTAAATTTAGTTATTACTTCACACTGGGCAAATTTTAGCAAAACAAGTGGAAGGGTAACAACCGATAATTCACAACAAAGATTTTTTTCTGGTGACAAGGGCATGGAATTTTCTGCACTTACTGTAAGGGATATAAAGTGGGGTAGATTGTAATGTTCAAATCTATTGGAAAATTTCTATCTGATGTTTTTGATGGAGTTGTTGATATTGTTGTTGATGTAGTTGAATCAGCAATAGGTTTTCTAACACCAGAAGTTGATATTCCTGATTTTTCACAAAACCAAGCAGATCAAAATGCAAGGGGTGTTTTAGTCAATAAATTTAATGCCAATGCTCACATTCCAATTGTTTATGGCACAAGAAAAGTTGGTGGTAGTGTAGTTTTTTTAGAAACATCTGGCACAGATAATAAATTTTTATTTATGGCAATTGTATTAAGTGAAGGCGAAATTAATGATATTACTTCAATAGAAATCAATGATAATCCAGTAACATGGTCAGGTGATATTGCAGATAATACTCAAATTACTGTGGCAAGTAGTGATGCAAATTTTTTTGATGGCTCTAGTTTAATTACTTGCGAACCTCATTTTGGTTCAGATACTCAAACTGCATCAAGTTTATTATCAAGTTTAAGTTCTTGGACAAGCAACCATAGATTGCGAGGATTAGCTTATTTAGCAATAAAATTTGAATGGAATCAAGATAAGTTTGGAAGTTTGCCAACTGTTTCAGCAGTTGTAGAGGGTAAAAAGGTTTATAATCCTAACTTAGATAGTACTGTAACTGGCGGTTCTGGTAGCCATAGAGCAGATACAAGTTCAACTTGGGAATATTCAGACAATCCCATTTATCAACTATTGGATTATTTAAGAAACGAAAGATTTGGAATGGGTATACCAAATAGTTATTTTGATAGTAATTTTGCAGATTGGCAAGTTGCGGGTGATGTTTGTGATACCGATATAACACCCTATAGTGGAGCAAGTACTATTGATTTAATTGATAGCCATACTGTTGTTGATACATCAAAAAAAGCTATAGATAATGTCAAAGATTTTATAAGAGGTTCTAGGTCTTACTTAAACTTTTCTTCTGGTAAATATAATATATTAGTTGAGGGTAGTGGCAGTGCATCAATAACCCTTACAGAAGATAATATTATTGGTGGCATCAATATTCAAAGTAAAAGTAAAAATTCAAGATATAACAGGGTTATAGTAACATTTATAAACCCAAGCAAAAGTTATCAATCAGATACAGCACAATTTCCACCAGTAGATGAAACTGGTTTAGCTAGTGCAGATCAACACGCTAATATGAAAACAGCAGATGGTGGTTTATTATTAGAAGGTAGATTTGATTTTTCTATGCTTACTAGTCCATATCAAGCACAGGAAATGGCTGAAATTATATTAAGAAGGTCAAGATCAAGTTTAGATGTTTCACTAAGAGCAGATGCAACAGCATTAGATTTATCCATAGGTGATATTGTAAATATAACCCATGCAACACCAAGTTTCTCGGCAAAACCTTTTAGAGTTCAAGGTATTACTATAAATGCAGATCATACTGTAAATTTACAATGCACTGAACATCAAGATGCCTTTTATACGTTTGGAACACAACAAGAAGTTGCAACAATACCAAACACAACTTTGCCTAATCCATTTGTAGTGCAACCACCCGCAAGTGTTACATTATCAGATCAATTAATTCAATATAATGATGGTACAGTTATCGTAGCTTTAGATATTACCATTGGTGCTAGTCCAGATCAATTTGTAGATTTTTTTCAAGTTGAATATAAATTAAGCAGTGAATCAGATTTTATAATATATGCACAAGGAAGCGGATTAACACATAGGGTTTTAAATGTTATAGATCAATCAACCTATAATGTAAGAGTAAAAGCGGTAAGTGTTTTAGGTGTTTCATCTACATTTGTTTCTGCATCAAGAACTATTGTTGGGGCAACTGCACCACCATCTGATGTAACAGATTTATCATGCAATATATCAGGTGAAGAAGCACATTTATCTTGGGAAGCTGTAGGTGATTTAGATTTAGCTTTTTATAATTTAAGATTTTCTGAAAAAGTTGATGGAACAGCAGATTGGTTGAATAGTGTTGCCTTAGTTGAAAAAATATCAAGACCCGCAACATCAATCACAGTACCCGCAAGGCAAGGTACATACCTGATAAAAGCAGTTGATAAAATTGGTAATGTAAGTCCAAATGCTACAGCTATAATTTCAAATGTAACAAGTGCTTTAAATTTCAATGCTGTAGCAACACAATCAGAACACCCTACATTTGGTGGAACTTTTACAGATACTGTTTTAGTTGATGGAGCAATAGAGTTAGATTCATCAGAATTATTTGATTCAGCAAGTGGAAATTTTGATGACGAAACAGATAGAACTTTTGATAGTGGTGCAAGTAATGCTGACTTTTTATCAAGTGGAAGTTATGAGTTTGCAGATGTTATTGATATAGGTGCAAAACATACTGCAAGAATAACAGCATCAATCACACAAACCGCTGATAATCCAGATGATTTATTTGATGCTAGAACAGGAAACTTTGATGATGCAAGTTCAAACTTTGATGGAGATGCACCAGTAAATCAAAATGCCCATATAGAAATAGCAACAAGTGATGATAATGTAACATATACAGATTTTAGGGGTTTTGTTATTGGAGAATATGAAGCAAGATATTTTAAATTTAGAGTTGTTTTAATATCAAGAGATTCTGCAACAACACCAGTTGTATCAGAAGTTTCAGTTACAGTTGATATGAAAGATAGAATATTTAGTGGCAATGATATTGTTTCTGGAACAGGAACTAAATCTGTTACATTTACAAATCCATTTAAAAGTGGTAATTTTGCAGTAGGGATAACTGGACAAGGTATGGCAACTGGCGATTATTTTACAGTATCAAATAAAACAATAAATGGATTTGATGTTGCCTTTTTTAATAGTTCAAATACAGGAGTTTCAAAAACTTTTGATTTTATCGCTAAAGGTTTTTAAGGGAGTAAAATAAATATGTCACAAGCAACTGATTTTACAATAGCCAACCAATCGTTTCCATCATTTAGAAGTGATTTAAATACTGTTTTAGGTGCAATAAATACCTCAAATTCTGGTTCATCAAGACCCGCAAGTGCAGTAAGTGGAACATTTTGGCTAGATACTACAACATCAACAGCACCAATATTAAAGTTTTTTGATGGTTCAGATGATATTACATTTGCAACATTTAACACAACAGCAAATACAGTAAACGTATCAGATTCATCAACAAGTCTGTCAGGCGATACTTCACCACAATTAGGTGGAGATTTAGACGTTGTGACACATAGTATTGTTTCAACATCAAATAGAGATATTAACATAACCCCAAATGGAACTGGAAGGGTTGTTTTTGGAACTGCTTGTTTGCCTAAAACTAATGCTTCATCTGGTTTGACTTTGAATTTTGACACTCATCAAAACTTTTTTGTTACTTTATCATCTGGCTCAAATTCATTAGCTAATCCAACAACAGAAGCATCTAATATTGGTCAAACTGGTGTTATCATATTTATACAACCATCAAGCAGTTCTGCGGGTACGGTATCTTTAGGAACAGATTATGAAACAGTTGGTGCGGGTGGTTTAAGTTTATCTTCAGCGAATAATGATTATGACGTTGTGCCTTACATAATTAAAGCCGACTCCTCAATTTTGCTAGGTACACCACAATTAAACTTTGGATAATTAAATGGTAAGTTCAGAATTATGGTTTGGAGCAGAAGCAAGTTTCTATAATGGTGTTGCTACACAGTCATTGCGATTTGATAGAGGGAGTAACACTTATTTAACTAGAACACCATCAAGTGCAAGTAATAGAAAAACTTTTACATTTAGTTGTTGGATAAAAAGAGCAAATTTTGCTTCATCTGTTCAAACATTGATAATTGCAAGACCTACTTCTACACCAAGCACAAGTATACAAATATTAGATACAAATAATATAAGGATTCAAGATACTGGCATAAGTATGGATTTAAGGTCATCAAGAGTTTTTAGGGATGTTTCTTCGTGGTATCATATTGTTGTTGCAGTTGATACTACACAATCAACATCATCAAATAGAGCAAAATTATATATTAATGGCTCACAAGAAACATCTTTTAGCACAGAAACATATCCAACCCAAGATGGAGATACTTTATTTAATAATACTAATCAACACGAGATAGGCGATATGTTATATAGTGGCACAACAAATTTTGATGGCTATATGGCTGAAGTTAACTTTGTAGATGGCACACAATTAACACCAACTTCATTTGGCGAAACTAAAAATGGTGTATGGATACCTAAAAAATATACTGGTTCTTATGGAACTAATGGTTTTAGATTACAATTTGACCAAACTGGAACTGGTAGTGCATCATCTAGTACAATAGGAGCAGACACTAGTGGTAATAACAATCACTTTACATCTAGTGGTATAGTCGCATCTGATTGTAATATGCCTGATAGTCCTGAGAATAATTTTGCTACACTTAATCCTTTATATGCAACTGAAAATGCAGTTTTTTCTGAGGGTAATCTTAGATTAGATTATAACTCTGGAACTTTTAATTCAGCAGGGTCAACTATAGCAACTGGAAGTATGAAATTTTATACAGAAGTTTTGCTTATTAACAGTACTGTAAACCCCGCTGAATCAAGTATTGGTATTTCAAATGCTGATAAATTTTCTTGGAATACAGATAATGCTCACTCAGCTACTGGTAATAATGGTGTACGATATCAAACTCAAAATGGAAATATAGAGAATGGTTATGGAACAAATGGTACTGGTGCTACTTTAACAAGTGGAGATATATTAGGAATTGCTTGCGACCCTATCAATGGAACTTTGGCTTATTATAAAAATGGCTCTCTACAAGATACAGTTAATATTGATACAGGTCTTTTTTATGCTATCACAATGAGTGATGCTTCAAGATTTACTAATGATGTTGATTTTGTGGTAAATTTTGGTCAAGACAGTTCCTTTTCAGGAAATAAAACAGCACAAGGCAACACAGATGCAAATGGTATAGGGGATTTTTATTATTCAGTTCCAAGTGATTTTCTAGCATTATGTACAGCTAACCTACCTGAACCAACCATAAGTCCTAATTCTGCAACACAAGCAGATGATCATTTTAATACAGTTCTTTTTAGTGGTACTGGCTCAAGTCCACTTTCAGTAACTGGAGTTGGTTTTCAACCTGATTGGCTTTGGTTAAAACGTAGGGATAATGCCACAAATGGACATCATATTTTATATGACTCAATTCGTGGTGGAACTAATGCTCTTCGAGCAAGTAGTAATACTGCTGAATCACAGTTTGGTGATATGGTTATAACTTTTGCATCAGATGGTTTTTCATTTACAGGAACAGATGGTTTGAATAACAGTAGTAGCTATAGTAATGTTGCTTGGAACTGGTTGGGAAATGGAACAACCCCAACAAAAACTTATAAAGTAGTTGTTGTATCAGATAGTGGCAATAAATACAGATTTAGAAATTCAGCAGATTCAGCAACATTTGCTCAAAGTGCAGTAACTTTGGAATTACAAGAGGGTGGTACATACACTTTTGATTTATCTGATAGTTCTGTAGATGGACACCCTATGAAATTTAGTACAACATCAAATGGCTCACATGGTGGCGGAAGCACATATTCAACTGGTGTTGTTTACAAATTAGATGGGGTAACAAAAACAGAAAGTGAATATGTCAGTGGATTTAATAGTGCAACAACAAGACAAATTATAATCACTGTAGCTAGTTCAGCCCCAGTATTATATTATTTTTGTCATTATCATAGTGGCATGGGTGGTCAAATAAACACTAACACAACACATGGCTCAACTAATTTTGATGGTTCTATTTTATCAGTTTCAAATCCAAACACAACATCAGGGTTTAGCATTGTGACGTATACTGGCAGTAGCAGTGGAAATAATGGAACAGCATCAACTATTGGACATGGATTAGGTATAAAACCTCAATGGATTTGGTTTATACCAAGAGATACTTTTGATGGCTGTGTATATCATAGTGGAGTAGCAAGTGATCCCGCAACTGATAAACTTCTATTAGCAACAGGAAGTGAAACTGATGCCAAAACTGGTGCATCTGATGATAGTGGTTTTTTTAATGATACAGAACCAACAACAACTGTTTTTTCTGTAGGCACAAGAAAACATTCAAATTCAAATGGTGGCATGGTTGCCTATTGTTTCGCAGAGGTAGAGTCCTACTCAAAGTTTGGCAGTTTTATTGGTAATGGCTCAACAGATGGTACGTTTGTCTTTACTGGATTTAGACCAGCTTGGATTATGACAAAAGAAACTTCAAACACAAGTACTTGGAACATTTATGATAATGTTCGTTCTGATGATAACCCAGCAACAGAACTTTTAATTGCTAATAGTTATAATGCTGAAGGTACAGGAACAGACATTGATATTGTTTCAAATGGTTTTAAAGTTAGAAGCACAAGTGGAAATATAAATACAAGTGGAAACAATTACATTTATATTGCATTTGCTCATATGCCGTTTAAATATGCACTTGCTAGGTGATTTATAGATAGGAGAAAATAATGGCTTATAAATATAAAGATAGATACCTAAAAGTTGGAAAGTCTTGGTCAGATGGTACTTATACACACCCTTATAATTGGGCAAGTGCTTGGAGTGCTGATGATTTAAAAAAATGGGGTGTAACTGTAGAGAAAGATGAAGATACAAGTTATGACGATAGATTTTACTTTGCAAAATCAATAGAACGTAAACTTGAAGATGAAAATGTAACCGATGAAGATGGTAAGGCAGTTATTGACCCTACTACTGGTAAACAAATGATTCAACGAGGTTTAAAATATCAATGGATAGAAAGAACTAAATCTACTGCTAATGGTTTGCTTACTGTTAGTGATTGGTATGTAACAAGAAAGTCTGAAACAGATATTGCTATTCCAAGTGATATAACAAAGTATAGAACAGATGTAAGAACTGCAACAAAAACAATAGAAGACAAAATAAATGCTTGTAGTAAGTTGGCTGATTTTATGAAACTATTTGATACACCAGTTGATAAAGATGGTAAGCCAACTGGAAAAGCAGATATGTATAATTTCCCTGATGAGGTTTAAATGAGCAAACCAAGTATTCAAAGCATTAATTTAAAATTAGAAAAACATATAGCTGTAAGTGATGAAAAATTTTCAGAATTATTAAGCAAGGTCAAGAGAATTGAAACAATTATGATTGGTACA